GCTTGGCGCGGATCGCGGCGAGGTGGTTGCGAACCGTGATTGCGGTGATCCCGAGCCGTGCGCCGATCTGGCGATCGGTGGCGCCAGAGGCCACCTCGCGGGTGACCTCCATTTCGCGTGCAGTCAGGGTGCTCATTACTGCTTCACCTCCAGGCTGGCGACGTAATCAACGGCAGAAGCTACGCTCGGCCACGCGACACCGTAATCGGGGCGGCGCAGCGGGCCCACGATGCCGGTGAGGATCATGCGGCCGTCAGGGTCTTCCAGGATGTACGGCCACAGCGCAGTCGGATGCCCGCAGTGGCTGATCTTCCAGCCGAGCTTATGACGGAAGTAACGGCCGTACATGTGGGGGAGTTGGGGTATCCGTTCCCACCCGCGCTCGCGCAGCTCCTTGGGGCTGATCTTTCGGCGGCTCAGGTTCATTGCATCCGCTCCTGTTCCGCGTAGATCGCACTCAGACGCGCGTAAAACTGCAACGCGCCCCGCAGATCCTGGCGGTTAATGAAATCGTGCTCCGTCCGGACGCCGGCCAGGTCCAGCTCGGCCGCATACGTCGTCTCGCCCACCCGCTCGCGCAGGAGCATGCACAGCGCGAGAAACTCGCCGTGAGTCTTCCAGGGCTTGATCTGCTCGGCCTTGGCCTGCTGCCGCTTCGTCATCTCGGTGATTTTCCGGCTGGCGACGTATTGCTGCGCGGCGCGGCTGTTCGGTGGGTTGTTGCCGATGTCCACGCCCTCGTACACGTTCGCGGGTTGCGGCTGCGCCGGCGGCGGCGGTGGGTTGTTGCCGATGTCCACGCCCTCGTACACGTTCGCGGGTTGCGGCTGCGCCGGCGGCGGCGGTGGAGGAGCGGCCGCGGTACGTCGCGGCGTGGGCGGCGGTTCGGCGGGCCAGGATGGATCAGCGGGCGCGTTCTGATCAACGTTCGGCGGCATCTCTTCCGCCGGCGTCGCGCGGTAGCCTGCGAGCACTACCACCCACGACAGAACCTGGCGCATGGCCTTCGCGCAGGCCCGCGTCTGGGCCATGCTGCACAGTTGGAAGAGCGGCACCGGCTCATAACCGGCGAACTGCTTCTTGCCGTTCTCATAGCGGTACTTGGCCCTCTGGTTCCATTTCGGCTCGTCGCGCAGGCAGGACGCCGAGGCAACGCTCAGAATGCGATCGCTGGGCGCATGGTAGGCTTCCGCGACGGCTTCGAAGCCAACGACGTCGCCATACTCGACGTACTTTGTACTGCCCTCGCGGACCCGTGCGGTGACGCCGTAGAAGCGGCCCATCGTCTGCCAGTCCTCGAATTCGAGGTACTGCTCGCCGTTGAAGAAGACGGGACGCTCCTTCCGGCTGATCACGTCCTTGAGAGCAGCGGCCGCGCGCTGGGCCTCGGCGAGTACCACAGCGGGATCGCGCCCGATCGACACTGCGGTGATATCTTGGGTTGGGGGAAGTGGTGGTTCGATTTGGGCCACTACTGCCAAAGCGGCGGCGGGTGTTAGCGCACCCGCCCCGACCGTTCCATTCATTCCGTTGTTGTTCATGTCTTACGCAACCTCCTGATTCAGATATTCTTCCCACGCCACAACGCGAACCACCAGGGACTCGTGAATCCCTGCGTCATCCTGCGGCCGCCCATCGTGCGTCACTTCGTACCAACCCGGCGCCCCGAAATCGATGATGGTCCCGAGGATCACCTCGCCCGTCTCATCGTCGCGGTACTCAATCACCGTGCCGATCTCCAGGCCGAGCGAGGACTGTTCCCTGCGAGCTGGCTTGCGTGCAGGCGTGAACTGCTTGCACGTTGAGCCGTAGATGGTGCAGCGGCCATCCTCGCCGGGGAACGTGTTGTGGTAAATCTCAGCTTCACCGCAGATGCAAAGCGTATCAAGGCCGAGCATCGAAGGCGCGCTGTTCAAGTTGCCGAGTTCGTTGTTATTGGGGTGCTTCATGGTACATTCTGATTATGCTTGACGTTAAGCATAAGAGTCAAGACGAATCTTAGACGTCAAGCACGATCTTGCAAAAAAGAATTAAGATTAGGGCGATGGCACCTACCAAAAAGAAAAAACCGAAGAACGAGGCAGCGGTGGCGCTCGGCCGTCTGGGAGGTCCAGCCCGGGCTAAGGCTTTAACGAAGGCCCAACGAAAGAAAATCGCGCAGAAGGCAGCGGCGGCGAGGTGGGCTGAGAAGAAGAAGGGATAACAGAAAATGGCGACAATGAAAAAAACAGTATCGTTGCGCAGCAATTACAAGATCGTCCGCACTCAAAGCGCGGGGGTCTTTGCTGGCGAAGTGATCCGCCGCAATGGCAAGGAAGTTGAACTGAAGGATGCGCGGCGTTTGTGGTATTGGGACGGCGCAGCAAGCCTTTCACAGCTTGCGATGGAAGGAGTAAGCAAGCCTGATGATTGCAAGTTTCCGCCAGCGGTGGACTTCGTTGTCTTGACCGAGGCAATTGAGATTCTCGATACCACTGTCGTCGCACGTCGCAGCATAGAGAGCGTAGCGCCATGGCGCGCGTAAGGTCCGGGGACGGATCCGGGTACGGGTACGGATCCGGGTCCGGGGACGGGTACGGATCCGGGTACGGGGACGGGTTCGGGTCCGGGGACGGGTCCGGGTCCGGGGACGGATCCGGGTACGGGGACGGGTCCGGGTCCGGGTACGGGTACGGATCCGGGTACGGGTACGGGTCCGGGGACGGGTCCGGGTCCGGGTCCGGGGACGGGTACGGATCCGGGTCCGGGGACGGGTTCGGGTACGGGGACGGGTCCGGGTTCGGGGACGGGTCCGGGTACGGGGACGGGTCCGGGTACGGGTCCGGGTACGGGGACGGATCCGGGTAAAAAAAACAAAAAACGGGCGGCTTCCTCCAAGCCCGAACTTGGAAAGAGCCGCCCGTTTTTTGTGTACTAGGCTTTCTTCGAAGTGAAGTTGAGACTATTCTGGCGCGCGTACCGTCCCAGCCGCAACTGCCCGTTTCGCCGCGATGATCAAATCGAACTCGGCAAGCACCCGATCCCGGTCCACCTTCATGCCGGCGCCGAGCCAAATCCTCGCCTCATACGCCGCGCGCATCCGCTCCAAGCGGCTCACATCGCGATCAGCGGCGATTTTGCGAAGGAAGAAAATCTCGTCGTCCGTGGTGTAGGGCATCAGAACCTCACGCCGGCTGTGAGAAGTCCTTGGTTTTGACGTAGAACCACACGAACCCAGACGGTAAGCCGTACTGCGCTGCCGGCTGGTGGTTGTCGTGCCATGCCTTCCATTCGTTGCGCATCCGGTCATCCCAGTTGTTACCCGCCGCCGGGTCGGCCCCGTAGCCGGCCTGGTCGTCCGCGACCAATTTGCAGACCTGCGAAAAGCCTTCTTCCCGCCACACTGCGCAATATAGGGCCGGCTTCGCGAGGTCGGGGACGACATACGGCGTGACCTGGATGGCTAATTCGCACAGCTCCCCCCAAGAAGAAATGGGAGGCTGCAAGGCATTAATCGAGTCGATTACGGCGGTGGCCGCCTCCGGCGTAATGTATTGATCGTTCGGGTTCGTATCTACTACCGCCGGCGCGGCGGCCGGTTGTTGTGTAGGTTCGCTCATTGCGATTTCCTTTCGGTTTCTGACTTCTTTTTTGCGATCGCACCCTCCGGGCTGATCTCGCAATCCTGAATTAGCACACCCACCCTATTACACGCCATCGCAGACACGCGCTCGAGCTTCAGCCGTAGCGCCTCGAGCTGCGATTGCAGCAGCGCATAATCCCGCCGTAGCTCCGCGATCTCCTGGCGTTCTTTGTCGTTGAGCATGTTCGTCGGCAGCAGCTCGGCCGGCTTTTTCTCCTCGGCGGCCGCCGCGGCTACGATCAAAGTTATGAGGACGATTCTGCTAATCCTGGTCATTCTGTTCGTGCCGCGGCTCGCCGCCGCCTCCGAGGTATCGGCCGTTCCTGTATGTTCCCACGTTCTGCGGCAACTCGGGTTCCCGGTGCCCCCGAATGCGCCGGATTATATAGAGCTTTTTTCCGATCAATCCGTCGTCGTTGAGGTGACCTACAACCTGGATGGCGAGAGCAAAACCGAAGTTCATCGCGTGGACCCGCCAGGGACGTACTTCAATGTCGCCGGCCACATCGAGGGCAAGGTCAGCATCCGGCTTTTGCGGTCAGAATCCCGAAAGTGAATGTGACACTCGAACATGCGGATGGGGTGAACGTAGCAGATAGGCCCGTGTTCCCGTTCGCGATGAAGCCCACGTCCGATCGCACCCCATCGGGGCCCAACCTTGAGAGAGTGGCGCCGCTCGAATCAGTGACCGTAACTAACCCGGTCCCGGTCGGGCCACCTGGCAGGATGTTCACCCGCGCGTTCGTGTCCGTCGTGTTCCGGTAGATCAGGAGGTTATTCGCCATGTACAAGTTGTGCAGGCGTAGCGTTTGCGAGCCCAGATCGTAGGCGGAATCGCTCGAAAAAGTGATGTTTTGCCCGATGCCGGCAACGCACCCGACACACGACGCAACGGTCAAATTCCGGAATAAATCGATGGTAAGCGTGCCGTTGATCGACAACGCATTTGCGTAGAAATTTCGGCTGCTATCGATCGCCGAGCCGCCGTTGATTGCGAGGGATAGGCCGGCGATATTGCGGCTCGCGTCGATAGACGATGAGCCGCCAATCGCGAGCGAATGCCCGGTAATATCGCGCGATGAGTTGACGACGGTCGTGCCGCCCACCGAAAAGCCGCTGGTCGCATCCACAATGCCGCTCGATTTGATTCGTGCGAGCTGCGTCGGGGTCGCCCCGTTCATGAAAAATCCGATATCGTCGGAAACCCCGCCGATGATCTCGAATAGGCCGGCCGATACCCCTAAACCGATGTTATCTGTGGTGCCATTGTTGAACAGCATCACCTTGAAATTCTGCCCAACCGTTCCGGTCCCATACGTTGCATCGCTCGTGATGAGCGTCGGGGTAGTGGTTCCGCTGCCGCCTGTTCCGACCTGCAAGCCGGTCTGGTCCAGTTTGTTCAGGACCGTGGCGCCTGTCGAATCGTACGTCTGAATAATGCCGCCGGCGCTCGGGCCCCCGTTGAAGATGCTCACGCGAGACGTTCCGGAATGTTTGACGAACAGATCCGATACCGTCGCGTCCATCGCAGTGCTGATCACCTCGGTTGAGGTTCCGTTGCCGGTCCTGATGCGAAACGAGCCGCCCTGGATCGGCCCAAAAGCGTACATATTGCGCCATTCCGTACCGGGCCACTCCTGGCCGACATCCCATGTCTGCGTGTCCGTCAACGGGTACAGATGACCCTTGAAATCGTATTGACGGGTTCCTGTCGTCGGAGCCTGGTAGAGCAGGATGTTGCTGTTCCCGGGATCGGCCAGGTACAGGCTATCCGTGCTCGACTGCATGAGCCATTTATAGGAAGTCCCGAACGACGTCGTCGGCTTCGATACCGCGATGGATTCACCGTACAGGATCGTGGAGAACATGTTCGTCCAGGGAGCTGCGCCGGTCCCAACGTTCGACGTCCCGACTGCCAGCAGATCGGCCGTGCTGAACGTCTGGCTCGCCGTCCAGGTATGCGGTACCGCCGTCGAAAACGAGCCGCAACCCGTCCCGGTACATGCACCGCTGAAGTCGACGTCCTTCGCGTAGATCTTGCCCCAACGGAACGTCGAGCCGCCCAGCTCGAGCGTGGCGTCTATGCGCGGCCGCAGGTCCGCATTTACGCCGCCCGAACCGCTTACCGGATCCGTGACGGTCAGATAGTTTGTCCAGGTGTGAGCCCAGCGGTTCCCGGTGTTGCCGAGCGCGGCGCCAGAGCCGACATACGGAGATAGCCCGCGCGTGAAGAGTGAGCCATCGTTACGCACGCGCCAGAGCGTGGCGCCATTGAACAGCAATGCGAACTGGCTGAGCGATGGATTATCCTCGTCAGACGTCGTGCCGAGCACCCACGTCTTAACGAGCGATCCTGTCAACGGGAAATTGATCTGCGCCGCGCTCGCATCCACCGGCCGCGTGAGCGTGAAAAACTGGCACGCGGTGAACGACAGATGGCCTGTGCCGTCGCTGCATAGCGCGTTGGTCGCGTCGGAGGTGGGCAGGGTCCAGGCGAGGTTGGCGGCTAACGGCGTCGTAGGAGCGAGCAACGCGAACGTGTGCGGCGTCGTTAGATTCGTATCAAAGAATTGTAGCCGGCCGTTGGGGAGAATCGAGAACGTCTTCGCGGCGTCCTGAGACCAGCTCGGAAGCGCGAGAAGAAGCAGCGCGAGCAGGCTAGATCTCACGGCAGGGATCTCCCGTCTGCAGCCATGTGCCGTCTGGCTGCCCCGTGAATAAGAACACGGTGATCCTGTTCGGGAATGGAGAGAGATCCACCGTGAACGCGAGGAAATCGGGGGACCATGTGATGTGCCGGTTGCCGGTCGCGTCCTGCGTGATTTTATGGGTGAGGTATGCGCCCGCTGTTGCCGTTACCGGCGTGGTGAGCATCGTTGTCGGAGCCGTCAGCGTAACGTCGACCAACGTTCCTGAGCCGGCCGGCGGCGGCGGCGGCGGGGTCGGCTGCGTTCCCGTGACGGATAAAATCGCGTCTGGCGTCGAATAGCGGCCGATCTGTTGGAGGAAGAGAACCCAGTTTCTCGAGATCTTGCCGTTGTCGTCGAGCACCGGTGTTTCGACAGGAACCCGGGGAACGCGGTATTTCCATGGCTGCTTGTCGGTCGGAGCCGCCGGCGTTGCCATCAGCTTATCCCAACTGTCGGCTGCGGGTTCAGATAAGCATCGACAACCGCAATCTTCGCGGCATCCATGGTCGTGACTCGGTAGATGCGATCGCGCGCCTTCCCCAGCCGGTTCCAGACGTAGCGCCCGCGGTTGCCTGAGACGCTGGGCGCCCGCGTTTTCGGTGTGACCCAGGTCGCGCCATCATCGTCGGACCAGGACAGATCCCAACTCGGCGCAGTGCCGCTCACCTCAGCATCGAGCTGCAGACGATGGTGAATGATGTTCACCTCTTCGTTCGACAGGTGGCTCGATACGCGCATGCGGCGGATTGCGGTACCGGCGTCGCTGAAAATGTCCTGGTCCTGTTCGTAGATGATGCCGGTATCCCAAGCCCCAACGAAATGCTTATTGAATACAAATGTATGGCATCGCGCTTTGATCTTGTGCCAGTTCGTGCCGTCCCAAGTCGCTCGATCATGCCATTGCTGGTCCGTCGCATCGTACACGAACGTTGCGTCGGACGACTGAAACGAGAGCACCCAAAACTCATGCCCGTTTTCCGAGTAGGCGTAGCCGTACGCATCCCAGACGGTCGTGTAGTTCGACCAGAGCTGCTCGAGCGCGTGTGTGCTGATCCTCACCGGCTGGAATCCCTGCAACCGATATGCGACGAGGCGCCCGCGTGTATCGCCACCGAGGAAATGCAGCCCGCCGGCGACGGACGCGATCGACCAGGGGGCCACGCAGCCGGCATGGACGAACGCGCCAGGATCGCGCACGAATCCGCCGGCGGCCTCGGCCACGCCCTGGTTGCGCCACACTTCGATTGACCAATGCGTCCCGAATAAATACAGTTCCTCGTGATCGCTGTAGATTGCGGCGATGTTATCCGGATAGCCCTCTTTCACGCTCTGCTCGAGCGGGTTCCAGTATTTTCCGTCCCACTGCCGGCTGAACGCGAACGTTTTCGAATTCGGAACCTGGACGATGAAATAGGTATCCAAGAACGTGCCGCGCGTGGCGAGCACCTGTATCAGTGTTCCACCCGGGCCGGTCGGTATGGCGTACTCGCTCTGCGTTTGATCGGTAATCGCTTCGACGAGCGTCATGTGCTCCGCATCGATGTATTCATCGACGGTGTATGTCGTGGCGCTCGATCCCGTCGGTGTTATCACAATCGAGCCGCCGGCGAACGATTCGAGGAACTTATCGCCGCCAATCCAGATCACCGAGCTGGGCGTGCTATAAGCGACTCCGGTTGCATCGGGAATCGGTTCGACGACGGTCACATGGTCGACAGCGAAATACTGTTTCACCGTGTACTCGATGCTGTCGATAACGATTCTGCCGCCGGCCATGTCGGCGGTAAAGTTGTCGCCGCTGGTGAGCACTACATCGCCGCTCGATGCGACTGTGTTCACGACGCCAGAGCGCGGCGCAAGCGCATCGATTACGCCGGAGCCGTCGGCATAATAAGCCGGCACGATTGCCGTGCCAGTATCGATCCACACTTTGCCGGCAGACACAATCATGATCTGGCTGCCATTGGGCCAAAGGTCGACGGGAGTGTGGCTGGCGTCGTCTCCGACGTCGCCGCGATCGGTGAAGGTGCCGTCGGTAAAGACCTCGTAATAGTGGGATCCAGCGACCGCGAACAAGCGGCTTTCTCCCGCGAACAGCCCGCGTACAGGCTGGGTCGGAAGCGTACAGAATACCTGGAGGCCTGGAGTTCCATACAGCGCGACCCTCGACTTGCCAGAGGGCGTCTCGATCGTCTCCGGGTACACGTTGATCGAGCGCTCGGCGGAAGCGTTGGGCGACCAGCTCGGATAAGAGCCGCCGCAGAAATTCGGTAGGCGCATGGACTAGAAGGCTCTGGTTGTTCCAGCGGTGATTGAGCTATTCGTTTGCGTTGACGTATACGTGCTGATCAGGCCGCTCGGCGGCGCATTGGCGCAGCGCAAGCGCGCATAGATCGGTCCGCTCACGCCGCTCAACACAAAGGTCCGCGTACGCGCCGCCGACGTGTCGGCCGGGAGCCAAGTCCAAGATCCCTCGGGCGTGCTTTTTATCCCATACGACATGTAGCAGCTCGAGCCTAGATCCGGCACGTCGGCAGTAATCGTGGTTGTCGTCGGTCCTGGCGCCGCGGAAATATTCTGTACGACGCCGGATTGATCGTTGATCAGGCCCACGTCCGCCCCGACGCTCTTATACGGCGACGACGACTGGTACCGGTAGTCATACGCCGCGGGGTTGACCCACCCGACCTGAGCAGTACGCAGCGCTTTCGTTGCTTGCGAACCGATGAAGGTGTTCACGCCTTGAAGGGCGCCGAATCGCGCCGCGTGATTGCTGCATGAGGCCGGCGCGAAATCCACATCGGAGGCGAGCACATGCGAATCACTCGTCGAATTCTGCTGTGAGCCGCACACGAAAAGATTGTTCGCGTAGTGGTAGTTCGGAGTCGTCGTGCCGCTGCTCCATCGAAACGCCGCCGCGGCCCACGCAGCGTCGTAGGCGGCGCCGCCGAACACGTCAGCATACGTGGTGTCAGGAATCGGCGCGAGCCCGGTGTTTTGTCGATGGAACAGCAGATATCCGTTATTTGAAACGTTGCCGTACCAGATGTTCGAATCTACCCATACACCCTCCGATCGATCCTCGCCAGGTTCAGCGATGATCGGCAGATTTCCGTAACCGTCATAGAAAGTATTCCGTTCGACGATCGTGTCGTGGCCGCCGATGGGGTTTTGGACTCCCAGAAACGCAGGTCCGCCGACATGCTGCCGCCAGGCGTTCTGATCATAAATGAGGTTTTGGCCGAAATAAACCCGGGCCGTGTCCGCAGACATTGAGTAGTTCGCGCCTCCATCCACATAATGGGCGTTGACTTCGAATGCGGACGAAATGTTGTGGAATACGTTGTACTGCGCGGTGTAGTCCTCCACTCGGCCGTTGACGGGGACGTCGTAAGAGGTCGCGGAAATAACAAGGCACCCGCCGCGGTTGACGTTGGCGAAGCCGCCGCTGAAATTATTGCCCTTCACCCAGGCTTTGAGGACACGTTTCGCTTCGAAGCCGCAATGCCTGGCTGCGTAATAGAAACCATCGCTCCCAGCTGACGTCAGCCGGCGCGAGTCAGGCCAGGCGAACTCATTTCGCGAGACGGTCAAATGCTCGGGGGGGCGGATCGCGCTCGTGCCCGCGGCGATATTCACCGCAACATCCACAAATAGGCCCTTATTGCTGCCAGATATGTGGTTATTCGCCACTAGAAAATGATGCCCCCAATCGATCTGAACGCTATTCGGCCCCTCGGTCACTCCGACGGCTGAATCTCCGTAGGTGGTAGATCCTGAAAAGTTCGGTGAGCCGCTGGGAACCTGCGTAAAGAAGATCAGTTTCTGGGTTGGCGAAACGGTGGGAGTCGCAGAGCCGGTGACCGAACGACACGCTGGACATGCGAGAACCACGCCCAAGCCGCTCGTATAGAGCACCGCCACGCCGTTACCGGCCGCGGCATCCATCACCAGGTAGACGTTCACCGTCCCGCTGGCCGTGCCTGTCGCCGTCACCGTCGCGTTGCCCTGGCTCACCAGAGGCTCATAGCTGTTGCGCTGCCACTGGTAACCGGGCAGTGTGATCGTGTTCGCGGCAATCGACGGATTGGCGTTGGTCGTCAAGTCCGGACCATAATGCACGGTCGTCGGCCGCCAGAAGGCATCTTCGAGATAGGAATTGACGATGGCGCCGTGAAACGCGGAGAACGTGATTCCATTTGTCCGCACATAAATGGACGGCGGAACCGCGTAGACGCGATCGAGCACGATGTAACGCGGGATCCACACGCCAGAGCTGTTCTCCGTCGTGAGAAAGCCGCCATAAAAATAGGGATCCACGTAGTTGTTTGCGGCGTCTTGCGCTACTGCGGCGAGGTTCTCGAAGCGGATGTGATGCACGGGCATTGAGTTATTTCCCAGCCCCGACAAAATAAACGCCGCTGTCGAGAAATCATTCGTGTACTGTACTGATGGGCCTCCCAGCGCGGGCGCAAACTCGCGTCCGGTTCTGATCCCAATCGGTGGGATCTTTGCCGGTGTCGCGGCGGTCCTGATAACAATCCAACGGTGCGCGGGATCGTCGATCGAGGAAGCAGCGGGATCGATAGGCAGCCCCGGAATCCGGATGCCATCGCGCCCAGCTTGGTAATTGGTCGGCCACATCTTGGCGCGGTAGCCCTGCGCGAACTCGAACACCGTGCCGTAGTGGTTCCCAGGGGCATACAGCATATCCTGGACCGTCAGAAGGCCCCAGGTGACCGCGGCGCCGCTGCTCACCGTTGTGGTAAGCGCCTGGTTCAGAGTAAGGACGTTCCCTGCGATGGCAGTGATCTGGCACCAGGGAGCATTGCCGAAATTGCATGTGGTGCCGGCGATCAGGATCCATTGACCGACGCACATGCCGGCGCCTCCGCTGCACGTCGGCACCGTATTCACCGTCAGCGCAGTAGAGCCGGCCGTGCCGGTGGTAGCAGTAACCACTCCATCAGGGAACTGAGGCACCGGCACAACGGTGTATGCGCTGGTATCCGGCGGCGTGATCACCCACGAGGCTACAGGGTCTGGCAGCGTTGGCAGCGGCGGTTTGCCGGTCCCGTCGTGCGTGTCTGCTGGCGTGGTCAGCGCGAACTCGATCGAGCCGCACGCGCTCGTGTTGCATGCAGCGCTGTTGTCGGTGCCGTACGTTGTTTTGGCGTTGATGCGAAAGTAATATCGCGTTGACGGCGCGAGCCCGATGGCGTCTGCCGCTTGCAGCGTATAGTTGCAGCTCGTTTCGTTCGACCGGGCACGGTACACGGTCGGGTCCGTCGCCGCGCTGTGTGAGGTAGTGTCGTACCAGATCGAAAGGCAAGCGTTTACGTCCGTCGTGTTCCAGACGCGAAAGCTGGCGTGGTCGAGGTAATCAGCGATTATCCGCACGCTCAAGCCGCTGGTCGTCGAGCCTGCCGAGAACGCGGTTTGATCGTCCTTAACGACGTGCAAAACTGTGGCCGTTGTTGCTGGATTGCCGGTCTGCGTGAACGATTGCACGATCAGCAAGCCGCTGATGGTCTGGACCTGCAGGACCTGGCCAAGCTCGAATTGTTGCTCGCCCGCCGGCTGTGCGGTGATCGTGAGAGCGTCCGTGCCGGCAGTGGTCGACGCGGTTGCCGCGCGTGCGAGTGCGACGCCAGGCGTCACGGTCACTGCGCGAGCAACGAGGCATCCCGCGAACAAGAAAAGCAGCTGGCCGTGCAGGCGCATTGTCAGGCTTTAGCGCGGTGAGGGCCCGTGTGCCGCGATCAGCTGGGCCAGGACAAAACATGCCAAGGCCCAGCCGAGCCAATTCAAGCGCGGCGGATTGTTCGCGCCGAGTCCGGCGAGAACGAAAAACACGATCGCGATAATGTACAGTACATAGACGATCAGCGCCATAGATGGAATCCTCCTCTAATGGCCGAATGCATCGGCGAAGGCCTGCGCATCGGCGATAGACCGCTCTGCGCTGGTTAAGGCGGCCGTGCCGCTCTTGTTAAGGTCCGTAATGACGCGTTGACCGATATTCCGACCGATTGATAGAAGTGGGAAGTCTGGGAACTTCCCATTCGTTTGTCGCGCTCGCGGCTATAGTCGTGCCATGGACAAACAGCAACGACCACCCAGACTCACCCTGACCGTCCGCGACACCTGCGAGAGCACAGGGTACTCGGAGTCTTACATACGGCAGCTTATCAATCGAGGTTTAATCCCATCGGTGAAGGTAGGACGCAGTGTTCGTGTCCGAGTAAAAGATCTCGAGCAGTTCGTCGACCGACACGTTCGGACCGCATAGGGAGGTGCGCGAAACTTCGAATGGCGCAACTCGGGAGGCATCGAGGCTTCGATTTCAGCGCCTAGGTACTGCTCAGGCTTAATGTTCGGATCCATGAAGCGCATGCCCAGATAGTTCTTGCGGTTCACTTTAACGCCCCGCCGCTTCAGAAAGTCGACTGTCGGGTCGGAACCAGGCTGGGTTTTGGATGCCATTTGCGATACTCTCAACGCGCTGAAGTGCTGCTTCTCTACTCATTTTACCGCGCGCGACCTCCTACCTCGGGCCGGCTTGCCCAGCTCTTGCTCGAGCCCGAGAGCAGGCTCTGCGGCCCGCTCCAATTGCTTCATTTGGTCAACTACGCGGCCTAACAAATCGGTGCGTGGCTCGGCGATCCCGGCCTCTCTGGCGGCCGCCGCGAACTGATCGGGAGGCAGGTCGCGGTAAATCGTGTCGCTCATCTGCCCCTGCTGCATGAGCTTCTGAGCCAGGCCGCGAACCTGGTCCACGGGTGACGTCAACGCGCCGGCAGCTCGTCGCGCTTCATAGTCCCGCAGAGCCTGACCAGGTTCGACGGGTTCTTCCTTCATCCAGTCGGGCTGGATGTTGTAGCGCGTCGTCTCGATCCCGCGCCGGTGTTCGGCCCACTTGCCCCGCAGCAGTTCGATCGCGGGCTGGATGCTCGTGTCCGGTTCGTGGACACCGAGCGCTCGAGCCAGGTCCGCCCACTGCTGCGGGCTCATTCTAGAGGCCTGGTCGGGCGTGAGTCCCTGGCCCTGCTGAAACAGAGCGTCAGCGAGCTGCTCGGCCTTGGCAGCTCGAGCTGTGATGGTCCGCGGCGACTCCTGCGCGGCCGCCATGCGGTTCTGCAACTCTTCAGCGACTTCGGCCGGCGTCCTGGTGCCCAGAGAGGCGTTGAGCTGCGCGGAGAGATCCTCGACGCTACCGGGAGCGGGCGAAATCTCAGCGGGGGCGGTGGGCGTTCCTGGTACCGGTTCACCGCGCAAAATCCGCGCCACTTCCTCGGGTGATGCGCCACGTCTGCGCGCGAGTATCGCCTCGACGCCGCGCTGGTATGCCGGCGTCTGCTTCAACAGATCCGGCGGCAGTGGCTCGGGCGGTGCGGCCGTTGCGGGCGTTGCAGCAGCCGGCGCAGGCTCTGGCGCGGGCGCCTCGGCCGCCGCTGCGGTCGCACGGGCGAACGATTCCGCAGCCTGCGGTATGGGCTGCCCTCCGGGGGCACGGGTGACGGGAATGCCGTCCCTCTGGAGGTTCGCGGCCAAATCGACCGTTTCACGGTAGGTCGTTCTGAACTGCCGCTGTAACTGGGCGAGAGATACGCCGTCTGGTTGTTGCTCTGCCCAAGTCTTGACCGTGTCGTAGATCGACGGAGTCGCGCGGACAGGTGGTCCGGGGCTCGGGGCGGCTGCCTGCTCTATGGTGGGACCAACGGGCTCGGCCTGCGCGATGGTTGGGCCCACCGTGGGCTCTGGAGCCGCCGCCGGCGTCTCTGCTGCGCGCATGCCTTCTCGAAATCGGCGGCCGGCGACCTCGGCGGCTGCGCCGATGGTGGCCTCGAGCGGATGCGCAGCGACATGACCGACTTTGACGGCGGCTTTCGCCGTCCCCTTCGCCGCTTCGGCGGCCTGCTGGGGATGAGCCAAACCGAGCGACGTGAGAACCGCGGCACCGTGGCCGATGGCCTCGGGTAGGTTGCCGGCCTCGATGTCGTTGGCAATGGTCTGCGCCATAGGCCCTGCGATAGGGATGATTCCGGCCAGATGGTATGCGGCGCCCGGTAGGTCGCCCGTGCTCAGTGCGCGGCCGAAATTATGGATGGACTCGCCACTCTGCCGCGGAATATCCGCAATACTGGCAGCGAGATTCTTGAGGCGGGTTTCGAATCCTTCGCCTGGAGTCGGCTCCCCCAACGGATTCATGAACTCGCCGAAGGACGAGACAACCCGATCCCAAGATGAGGGCGAGGGCGTCTGAGTTGCCGCCGCCGGCCTGGATCCGGCCAGGTAGGTGATCAGTTCCGGCTTGGTATAGCCGCTCTTCAGGGCGCCCTGAATGTCGTATTTGCGCGTCGTGGTCAGGTGCGACAGAATCTCGTCATCGCTGTATCCGGCCGCCCGGGCAGCTTGTACGTCGAACTGTTGGGGCATGTCTGCCTAGTGTTCGAAGGAACTGAGGGGAGGTCTGGAGCTGCTCGACGCTTCGCCGGCGGTGTCGAGTTCGGTCAGCTTCTTGTGCAGATCCACCATGATCTTTCGGTGTGCCATTGGGTCGTTGGTATTGGCGAGGCTGTTGCGAGCGTCATTCATCAAGCTCGCTCGAGCGGTGAGTTTCTTACCAACTTCGTCCATTAGCGCGCGAATTTCCTTGCGTTGCTCTGTGGGGATACTGGTTGCCTTCGATGGGTCGATCTGCCAGGCGTTGATGGCCGATTTGAGTTCTTCCCACTTCGTGCGGCCGCCGATCACACGCGCGATCTCGGCTTCACTCATCCGCAGACCGGACCCGGTACCGCCGGCCATGACGGTGAGCAGCTCCGGAGCAACCAGCGCATCGGCCTGTCGTGAGTTCTGGTTGAGTGTCGCCTGCAACCGTCCGAACCTGGCCACGGCGTCATCCACGGGCTTGTTGATCTGATCGAGTTCGCGCACTGCAGTGTTGTAGCTCTGCTGGCCGTGCTGGAATGCGCGATTCTCTGCGGCGTTCTCGCGCGCGGGAATGGTCGTAATCGCGGCCTGCGCCTCGGCGTTCTCGCGCGCTGCAATTCGATCGGAGCCGTCTTTGATCGCAGTCTGGACGCCCTTAACTCCCTGCCCCAGCCGTAGAGCGTTCATGGCGTCGTTCTGGGTACGGCGGAACTGATCCGGATAGCGCTTCGGGTCGATACTGCCGCTAATCATCAGGTTCATCTTTTCGGGATTCGCGAGCAGAGCATTGGTCGCCTCGAGTTCCCGCTGGCGCTGTTCATTCACCTGTTGCTGGCCTGCCGTGGTGACTTCCTGTGCTTTGAGTGCGGCCGCTTCCTTCGCTACCTTCTGCTGGTTGGGCGATGCTGCGATCAGGTTGTCGCTGTAGTGCTGTACCAGCGCTCGAGCCTGCGCGCCGCTGGGGTCAATCTGAAGCGATCGCATTACCGCTTCGATCGCCGGCTGTGCATTCTGGCGCGAGATGGTTTGATCGCGCAGGCCTTGCTGGGCATACGTCAGAAACAGCCTCGGGTCGTAGCCCTCGGCCTTGACGGCCGCGCCGATCGCGCCCCCGTGATCGGCCTGCAGGTCCTGCAACTTGAAGCGGTGCTCCTGGAGGGCCTGCTGGCTGCGGTCGTACTCGTCGAGGTGCTGCAGCTCGCCGGCGAATGCGGCGCCGTGGCCCTTCTGCGCGAGAGCCTGCTGGAGCTTCGCACGGTTGATGCGGTAATTGCCGTTCTCGTCCTGTTCGGAGGCCTCGCGGTAAGCGTCGTTGACGGCTTGGGTCTGCGCGATCGAGCGGTTCGTTTGGTCGATCTTGAGCTGGTTGATCTGCTGCGCCTGTGCGGCTTCTTGCTGGGCCCGAGCTTCGGCCTGTTGGCGCAACTCCATTTCCTGCTGTGCGAGCTTCTGGCGATCGCCGAACGCGCGCAGCTGTGCAAACTCCGTGGCGTATCCGACCGGATCGACGGTGGGCGGCCGGATGTGCCCGGCGGCCGCGGCGTAGCCTCCCATGATTTGCTCCCGTTAGTACTGGAAATTCGCCAGGCTGGCGTCCCAATTGATCAGCGAGGGATCCATCATCGTCGGCGTCGGCGGTGCGGGCGTCTTTGGCTGCGCCCAGTAGTTCAGGAGGCCGCCGCCGAGCTGGCCCACAGCGCGGCCAATCCCCTGCCACATCGCGCTATTGCCTGCGTTACGAACGGCCGCGTTGGCCCCTTCGCCCGCGAAGTAGGCGTTGCCGGCGGCTTCCGCGCCGCTGAGGCCCATGCTGCCGATCCACTGGTTGCCCTGCATCCCAACGTTGGCGAGCTGCGATCCCGTCGAGAGGCCTGCATTCGCAAGAGCGGTTCCTGCGCCAAAATTGTAGCCGGCGTTGAGGCCTGCGCCGGTCATCGTATTCGCGCTCAGGCCGCGCCCATAGTCGGCAGTGGAGCCCACAGCCAGGTCAGTCGCATGCTGGCCGTAATTGGCGAGTCCAGACAGCATGCTGTATTGCTGCTGCTGGCCGGCCATGTAGCGCTGGAAAGCGTTCTGATATTCCGCACTGGCCGCGTTTTGAGAGTAGTTCGCCAACGACTTCGCGAACCCGCCGCCCAGGCTCGAGCCGGATGCGGCGGCCGTTTTCGCGAGTGCGTCCTGACCCGCCTTCATGCGGAACGCGTAACCTGGATCGTTCGCCTCCATCATGGAAGCGTTGAACTGCTTCGAGCCTCCGCCCCCCGGCGCCATGAACGCCTGAAGCTGCGAGAGGCCCTGCTGTCCCGCGGTGAGGTACGGATTGAGATATCCGATCTCTTTGCCGTACGCATCGGTGAGGGCCTGATTCGCGCCACTAACGCCTGCGGTTACCGCTCCCGTCGCAGCATCGCGTCCAGCGGTGATAGCGCCCGTGGCGCGATCGTAGCCGGTGTTCAGCGCGGCGTTGGCCTGCGTGATGCCCTGATATCCGGCGTCGATCGCGCCGCCCGTGGCCTTTTCGATCGAGTGGGCGACGTCGATGCCGGTCTGCTTCAGGGCCGCCGCCTGCTTCTTCGCGTTGGTGTTCTGGAAGATTCCTCCCAGCACACTTGTGCCGGCGCCGATTCCCGCCGCCAGAAGTCCACCGAAAGGCATGTGCTATACCTCGCGTTTCCAGACTCGGTAGTTCAGCTCTTGATAGCCGAGCTGCCCAAAGACGTGATTCATGCGCGGGCCGCTGCTGAACGAATAAAAGCCCGATGGCCCGGGCATCTCTTCCACCAGGTGGGCCAAGCATTGATTGAGGGGCCACCAGAGCCGCGTGCCCCGATGGTCTGGACGTATCCACAGCGGACCCGCGTGCAGGACCGTCTGGAGCGTCCAGAAGCCGGCGAGGTTCTGCATCTGATCTGGGCCCAGCAGCGGGCCTTTATCGTCGATCGCCACTGCAGCAGTAGCGTGCTCGGGCGAGGGGCATACGCCGCCCTCCTGGTCAAATATGGCCCGAATGGCGTCCCACTCTTCGGGCTGAACGATGCGGACCTTCACGTCTTCTGTCACCATCACGCGGCCGCCTGCCCCGGCACGCCCGCCGGCGTAGGTTCGACCTGGCTGGGCTTGCCCAGGATCGCCTGATTCAGCCCGGCGATCGAGATCTTTGCGTCCTGCGCGCTTTGCGCCAACTCCGGAGTCACCGGCCGGCCGTAGCCAGGCGCCATGTCGAACGCAAGCGCCAGCCGTAGCGCCCGGTCGTAGCCAGGGGGCAGGTTGATCGTGTCGGTAAGATTGGCGAGCGATGCGAGCTGTTTGTACGACTGAATCTCAAGACTGCCGTTGTTTGGGCGCGGAAGCAAGCTAATCTTGCCGAGCGGAAACCCGCCGTCATAGAAGCCATTGTCTGCAAACAACCCCGTCGCCGTCGTGTCCATGAGCGCTTCCCACTCCTCGACAGTGCAGATGTGTACAGGCTTGCGTGCGCCGCCGATGCTGATCACGGCCAGGCTTTCGATTTTCACCGGCCGCGGCGTGTTCATCACCCCTCCGGTTCCGATCGTGTAGCTTGCCGCGCCAGACAGAGGAAATGATTCCTGCGTCAGCGGCGTGATGGGTAAGACCTGCGCGGACCAGGAGCCGAGCACGCCGTTTGCTCTGCGCAGAGCGTCGGTGAGTTCAGAGGGAGACGGGACTTCCTCAGCGGCAACGATGCCGAGATCCATCATCGCGTCAGTGAGCAGTTCTTGAACGGTCATGCTATAACCTCGGCGTATGGACGCCCAACATTTTTAGTAGCAGCAGGATCACGAGCAGATAGAGCACGACGGCGGCAATCCAGTACCACATCGGAAGGCCCTCTCACGGCATCGTACCAGTCATGTAATTGAAGTCCGCAGTCGGTGTCCCGCGCGTCCCATAGTCCGCAGACCCCATCGGTACATTGGGCTCGTTCAGAGCCTTGACGCGGCCCAACATTTTGCGCGCGTCTGAGATCACATTGGCCGACATGGCCGCGGCCGTGCCGAATTGGTCCCCAAGCCTCACGGCGAGCTGATACACCAACATGTCCATGTAGCCAGTAGGCGCAATCACTGGATCGTCGAGACTCGCGAACTGCGTTAGCGGCTCCCAGGTCCACAGCTCGACGTCGTTCGTTTGCGTCGGGTAGGGCCAGAAATACAGCTTTTCAATCGGGCTGTCGTTGTCGGGATAGATATACAGGGGAATGGTGCTCGGCATCTCGCGAACGACGATGCTCGCCCATGCCGAATCCTGGCGAATCACCTTCAGTGGCAGGAACACCGGAGAAGGGCTAGATGTAAGAATCAATCGCGCATCTTGAATATAGATCGGCCGCGGCGCGTTGAAATCGGCGATCGTCAAACCCAGCGGGTCAATGCCGATCGTGTAGAACTTCTTCGGCGGGCTCAGCGTGTAGCGCGCCGGCTGCACGGTATAGATCGCGGAACGGTTGATGTTGAGGCTGTCCAGAAGCCCGTTCAAAGAGATCAACGCATCAACATACTGCTCGGGGTTGGGCGTGCGGCCAGGTCCGCCCGTGACGCGCGCCAAGCGCAGCGCGCGGTACAGAATGCAGTCCTTGACTTTGATGGACGCAGAACCTCCCGGCTGCGTCCGGTCGGGACTCCAGATCACGCCCGACATGGCTACTTACTTCGCTTTCTTCTCGCGGGCCTTTTTGTCGATCGCCGCTACCTCGAGCTTGGTAGCGTCCAGCTCGGGCTCCGCGGGCGCGTCCGTTGGATATGGATCGAGCCGGTACCCCATGGAGAGCAACGCTTCCATCTCTGGCTGATTGCGGGCGGTTTTATACGCGCGGTTTTCATGGTCGTAGAGCATGCGCGGAAACGCCTGATGCTGGTATGGCCCATCAGCCCCGGGCGTTCCTGGCGCGAGTGTGTGGCGCCGCGGCGGCTTGTTCAGGTCGAACTCGGTCATCGGTGCCTGTTGCGCGTCGTGCTGCGCGATGATCATTCTCATGCGCTGGATGTCTTCAGCGCTCAATTCGTGGGGTGTCATAGGTGTTGGCAGTCCGTATACCGCGGCTTCAGCTTCACGCTTCTGCTGCGCTGTGAGGTTTGAATGATGGCTGGGGGCCTCATTGATGGGCATAGAACGAAAACCAAATGCAAAACAGGAGGACTGCCAGCAAGATTAGTCCTCGCAACAGCCCCCCTTCTTTCACTTTTTGTCGGGATGTTTGGCTGCCGGTGCTACGGCGGCCGGCGCGGACTTGCTGGCGGATGCGGGCGGCGGCTGTGGCGGCTGCGGCACTTCCTCAGACCAGCCTTCCTCTTCTTTTTTGTCCTGTTCTTCCTGATTGGAGACGGTGATGTGCTGTACTTCGCCGGTAGGCGTTTTGGGTTCGGCCGAGAGTGCCACCTTATACAGCATTTTTGGGAATTCCTGAACCACGGGCTTATCGGGTTCGGCTGTGCTTTGTGTGCTCATGCTTTATATAGATCCTTTTCAGAGGTAGAAAAACGGGGCGCCCCAAGTGAGGAAGAGCGCCCCGACGAGAAGTTGGCTTCTGGCAGAGATTCGCTAATAGGTAGGAGCGCCGAGCGAAACGACCAAGTACGCTTCCTGGCCCAACGTAACGTTCGTGAAGATCAAGCGAAACAGATGATCAGTCAGTTGCGCTGTGGTCATCGTTCCACTGAGCGTCCC